CAACCCCCCAAATAGGCTATAATCCAACAGCGGGAAGCACCGCTTTTACCCCCAACCAGCAAATGGACGTTGACATCCCAAATCGAGACGAACAACACGGCGGCATGGAAGCTGTCGGCACGTTGAGTCAAGGCTTTAAGGAGGAAATGCGCTTCAGCAAAAACTGGACCGAATTGACACCCGGTGAACGCGAAGCACTTGACGTGATCGTGCACAAGATCGGCAGGGTACTATCAGGCCGCAATCCACATGACCCGGAGCACTGGCGCGACATCGCCGGTTATGCGGTCGCAGCACGCCGGGCGGATTCGCAAGCAGATCAGACCGCAAACCCCTTCCTGCATGGCCATGCCAATCCTTGACGCCAACGACCCCGCATTCCTGGAGCAGTATCCGAACGGCGCCACCATGTACGACGCTTGGGGGCGCAGGCTCCACAGCGTGGTGGCTTGCAACCCAGAAACTGGGGAGGTGATTGCCCTTGACACCACGGGACTAACAAAATTCCTGATGCGGATTACGCAGCTCAACTCGCCCAAGGCGTGGAGACTGCGGCTGCTTGGGGCCCGTATTTCTTGGCAAGAGGGCTCCTATGGACTACTCAGCAAGGGCTACAGTGGCGAGCTACTCCGCCGCCACGGCTTCTGGCCCGCCCCGCTGCGGGTTGTGCCCAAGCCTGCCCACACTTACACAATCATCAAGATATGAACTACCTGATCTTCGGCTATATCCTCGTCAGTGCGTGCTACGCGAGAGCAACGTGGATTGCATTCAGCACCGATCCCAAGAACGAGGGGCTAATGGCTGACTTTGACAAAGAAGGCATCCTTCTCAAAGCCATCGCTCATCTCTTCCAAGTTGCCCTCGCCTTGTCGTGGCCTGTATCTGTGCTGATTAGACTCTTCGGACTTCTCTACCGTAAGTGAGCCGCCACACTTCGCCAAGCCGAAACCCTCCCGGTAACCGCAATGGACAAAACACACCAGCACAAGCAGGCCGCCGACAACCGCTTAACCATTGAAAAGCTGAATGAGCTAATTGATGCTGTGGAAAACCCCAAGCATCTACTAACCTCTGATGGACTGATTCCGCTGCGGGTGCCGTTTGAGGACATGACCCCCGAGCAGCAGCGTGCCTGCATAAAGCTGGAGGAGCGGGTTGGCGCAAAGATGAGTGAAATAAAGCGTAAGCTGGTGCGGGCCAATCCGCCTGATTGATTCTCCCCCACGTCTAAATGAGCCGCCACACCTCCCAGATCCTGCGCCATGCCGGTGGCCGCACGTTGCCGCTGGCGATGATTGACGCCAAGATCCGGGAGGCTGAGGAACGCGCCAAGCGACCTGTCGTCAAACCCCCGGAACCCTACGCCAAGAGCTTCGGGGACTTCATCCTTGACGTTCACCCCAAGTTTCAATTCACGCGGCACACCACCAGGCTAGTAGAGATCGGCCAGCGGGTGTTTGATGCGGAACTGACCCGTACCCTGCTGATGCTGCCGCCGCGGCATTACAAGAGCACGATCTTCAGTCGATTCGGGCCCGCCTACTTCCTGCGGAGGTACCCGGAGCGCACTTGGGGCCAAGGCGCCCACACGCAAACGCTGGCGCAGGAGTTCGGGCAGGACGCCCGTGATTACTTTGTGGCCTCCGGGGGGATCCTTGACCCCAGCAGTGCCGGCAAGGGGCGATGGTCGGTCGCCAATGCGTTGGGTGGGTACTGGGGTGCTGGCGTGGGCCTCGGTACGGGCCTGCCGGCGCACTTCTTGAACGTGGATGACCCGATCAAGAATCGGGACGAGGCGGAGAGCGCCGCCTACCGCCGTCGGCTCTACAACTGGTGGTCGTCGGTGCTGAACACCAGGGAGGAGCCCGGTTGCATCAAGTTGATCACCCACACCAGGTGGGCCACGGCGGACCTGATCGGCTGGTTGATCAAGCAAGTGGAGGAGCTGGAGCGCAGCGGCGATGCTGACGCGGCTGAGCCGTGGCATGTGATCGAGATGCCGTTGATCGCTGAGGCGATCCAAACGCCGGTGCCGGCGACGCTGACGCGAGAGCCAGACGATCGGCAGCCAGGGGAGGCACTGGACCCGGAGCGCTATGACAAGGAATGGGCCCGCAAGAAGGAACTGAACACCCCAGAGCGCGACTGGGCGGCCCTGTACCAGCAACGCCCTGCCCCGGATGGCGGCACGATCTTCTCCACCAAGATGCTCCGCTTCTGGGTGCCGGAAGGCGTGCCAGGCGAGCCGGGCGATGTGGTGGTGCCGCGACACTTCATCCGTAAGTTTAATTCAGTCGATTGTGCATTTAAGGATAATCCTGGCAATGATATGGTAGCGATGCAATTATGGGGGCAAACTAACGCAGGCTTGTGGTTGCTTGATATGAAGAATCAGCGGATGTCGTTCAGCGTGACGCTCGAAACGATCAAGCTGCTGCACCCGGCCTGGCAGTTCGGGGAGGCAGTGGTGGAGGACAAAGCCAACGGGTCAGCCGTGATCGACAGCCTCACCCAAGCTGCCGTCGGCTTCACGGTTCACGCCGTGACCCCCGATGGCGGCAAGACCGCGAGGGCCAACGCCAGCACGCCCCAGTTCACGCAAGGCCGTGTCTTCTTCCCGCGCTTCCATCCGCTCACCCCCACGCTCACCGCCCAGTTACTGGAGTTCCCAGGCGGCACCTATGACGACCTGGTGGACGCCACCACCCAAGCCGTGAACTTCACGATGGGCACTGGGCCGATGCACGTTTCAACTGTGCATTATGGGCACGGTGCGGGTAGTATGCTGAGCGCAGACCTTGAAATTCTGCCAGGAATGACTGCGGATCACATCAGGGCACTGGAAGAGCTGCGGCTGCAACAGGCGGCGCAGTCTGGCGACGGGTGGTCATGACCGCACCCCCGAAGGCCACAAGGCGCCGCAGTGGCCGGGCTGCAGCTGCCCCGGCTGCCGAGCCCACGGAAGCCGCTGACGCCCCCCTGCTGGCGATCGAGGGGGATGATGCGGTGCTGGTGGAAGCGGCCCCGGAGGATGACGCCTACGGGCTCCCGGAGCGCACGCCGGAATCCGATCGGTTGATCGTCGAAAACGAGAACTTGGCGCGCTGCTATGCCCGCCGCATGGGCCTGAGCACCAAATTCGGCGCTGATGATCTGCATGGTGCCGCGATGTGGGGCCTGATCAAGGCCGCCCGCACGTTTGAGCCTGAGCGGGGCAACAGGTTCTCCACCCATGCGGTGCCGAAGATCGTCGGGACGATCAAGCAATGGATCAGGGACTACGGCTACAGCGTCCGGTTCCCGCACAGCTGGCGGGAGCACATGCCGAAGGTGCGGCGGCTCGCGCAAGGTGGCAAGACCGCAGCGCAGATCGTGGAGGCCATCGGCCTGCGACCTGGCGGCGGATCGATCATCACGGAAAATGATGTGAGGGAGATGCTGCACGTCAGCCGCACCTTCAAGCACTGGGACGAGGTGTTGGGCCTTGACAGCGAGCCGCGGGTGCGGAATGCCCATGTGCTGGAAGACCAGGAGTTTGAGGATGCGGCCGAACTGAACAGCCTCTATGACCTGGCGACCCGTGCATGGCGCCGACTGGAGCCGGGCGATCGTGCTGCCATCGCAGCAGGCTGGAAGGCAAAGCGACGGCATGTGCCAGGCCATCCCCTCGGGCAGTTCGCGGCGGCCGTCAGGCGGCTTGTGGGTCGCCATCACGTGCGGGGCGAGACCGAACGGGCACCGCTGGACTTCCCGATCGAATGCGGCCTGGGCCCGGTGAAGGCCTCCCGGCGAATGGTGGCAGCTGCGGGTGAGGAAGGTAAGGCGCTGGTGGAGGTGTCCGAGCAACTGGGCCTAGGCCTCTGATCAGCGGGCGGGAAAGCTCCAGTCAATAGGAAGATTGCGGGGCGGCTGGTGGCGCAAGCCGAAAAGATCTCACATCCAACAGACGACCCCAATCTGCCGTCTTACGTGCATCCTGGGCTGAAGGAAGTCGCTGACGACCTTGAGATGGTGCGCGACTGCTGGGATTTACTGCGTGGTGCAAGGGCTAAATATCTACCGAAGGAACCAAAAGAACCGCAGCGGGCATATACCGGCCGGGTGATGCGATCGAAATACCCTTCGTTCTACCGCGATGGCGTGATCGGCTTTGCCGGTGCCCTCAGTCGATGGTCGTTGCGATCAGCCCCGCAGAGCTTCGAGACGGCACAGGACAACATCGACGGGGAGGGCACGAGCCTGAAGGCATTCCTGCTGCTTGCCGATGCGCTGGTGCTGCGCGACCAGGGCTGCCTGCTCATGGTCGACATGCCGAAGGACCTACCGGCCAACCGCGGGGACGAGAGGGCACTGCAGCGGCGGCCCCTGTTGACGATGGCCGAGCGGTCGTCGGTGCTGAACTGGCGAACGGTGAAGGTCAATGGGCGAGAGGTGCCGATCGCGGTGACGGTGCGCGAATTCCACGAGGTGGAGGATGGTGAGTTCGGGGTCAAGATCGAGCCGCGGTACCGGGTGATGAGGGGCGGCCAGTGGCAGCTGATCCAGCTGGTTGAGAGCAAGCGGCGGGGCTCGTGGGAGAAGAAGGTGGTGGATCGGGGCGTGTTCACCGGCGCAGGTGACACGCCGCTGCAGGCCCCGCCGGTGGTCTGGTATTCAGGGTCAGTTGGTGGCGGCTTTGGCCGTGGCCTGCTGATGCTGCAGAACCTGGCGGAGCTATCGCTCAGCTGGTATCGCAAGGACTCCGACCAGGAGGAGCTGCTGCACCGCTGCGCATTGCCGGTTGGCGTGCGCAAGGGGATGCCGTCGGTGATGGGGGCTGACGGGCAGCCGCGATCGGCACCGCTTGAGATCGGCCCGAACAGCATCGTGGACATTCCCAACCCTGAGGGTGACTTCCGGTGGGAGGAGATCAGCGGGAGCAGCCTGGAGCTGCGGCATAAGAGCCTGGAGCACACGGAGGGGCTGATGGACCGCCAGACGCTGGCGTTCCTGATGAGTGGCTCGGCAACCGATCGAACGGCCACAGAGGCGATCCTGGCCAGCGCTCAACTCACGTCCTCCCTGGCGGGGGTGGCGGAAGCGAAGGGGAGCGTGATGCAGAGCGTGATGGCGTTGTGGGCGGAGATGGCGGGTGAGCAGCTGCCGGCGGATGCTGGGCTGGAGATGGAGAAGGGG